GAACGGCTACGGCGGCGAGATTTGCGGCCTTTTTTGCTTGCAGTGCGACTGCGGCTGCGAGAGCGGCTACGAGAGCGGCGTGCTACTTTACCACCTTTCATACTGGATTTGCGTCCTGTACGTTTTTTTGAGCAGTATGGTTTATGTTTGCGTGTGCTGCTACGGTTACGGTTCCATGAGCATGCGCGACGATAATTGCACATTTTACGTGACATTGCTGTACATTTTTTACTACGTGAACGAGCCATTTTATAATATATTATAATATTTTAATTTATTCATAAATAGAATAAATTAAAATGATAATAATCCTAAATCTAATGCTAATTGATTGGTAGCTGCTTCATGATCATCACATTTATAACATCCATATGTATCTAAACCTAAATTTTCAGCGTTTGTTTTATTAATATAATAACAATTATCATCAGGACAAGTACCAAATCCTAATTTTTTATTATATTTAAAATTATTATCGCATTTTTTATATACTTTACAGTCTTTAATATGTGAATCTATTTCTTTATTTATAATTTTTTTTACATCTACTTTCATTTGAGCTCTATTTTTTGCAATACCTTTACCTTTTTCTTTAGATGACAATTTTTTACGAGGTATTTTAATTACTTTTTCATTCTTTTCATTTATAAGACGTTTAGGAGGGTTTCTTGAACGAGAGCGTTGTTCTTGTTTTGTTTTAACAGATGCTAAACCTAATAATTTATTAATATCATCAACATCATCACCACCTAATTGATTACATAGATTACATTTTCCACCACATTGATTACATTTACAACCATGTTGATTACAATTTTTACATTTACCACCATGTTGATTACATTTATTACAATTTTTACATTTTCCACCACATTGATTACATTTACAACTATGTTGATTACAATTTTTACATTTACCACCACGTTGATTACATAGATTACATTTACCGTCAGTTTGTTTTTGTAAACATTTACTACCACCTTTATGACGATTTTTTCTTGAACGAGAACGAGAACGGGAACGGGAACGTTTTATTGATCTTTTATTAGTTTTTGATTTAGATCTTGATCGTGTTCTTTTATTTGATCTACTTTTAGATCTTTTTTTATTATTTTTTTTTAAACTATTTTTACGCTTACCATATTTAGGTTTTAAACGATTAGATTTCTTATATTTTTTTAAATTTTTAGAACGATAACGTTTTTTAGTATATGGCATATTACTTATTATATAGTATATAAAGATAATAATATAATTAAATATAATGATTTAATGACTGATGAGAAGAAAGTATTAAAAAAACGCGGTAGAAAACCTAAAAATTATCAAAAACCACCAGAAGAAAATGAACCAGAAGTAAAAGTATTAAAAAAAAGGGGTAGAAAACCTAAAGATAAGACATATAATATAAATAATGTATTAGATAATGTACCAAATATAAGTGAGAAATTAATAATAAATTTAAAATTAGAAGTAATAGAAAATAATGACGAAATATCGTATGATCCATTAGAAAATTTAAATGAAACATTTGAAACATCAATATTACAACCATTATCATTAAATGATAATAATGTTGATTCAAGTTTATCATTTAGTTGTATTGATAATAAACTAAAAATAAATCCATATAATAATACACGAGTAGAATATGATTATGAAACAAATAATACAAAAGTGTATAAAATTTTAGGAGAATTTTCAAAAGAGACATGGCCAGAAAAAACGAATTTATGTTGTTGGTGGTGTTGTAATCAATTTAAGACAGTACCAACAGGGATTCCATGTTCATATAATAAAAATACAAATAAATTTAAAATATATGGATGTATGTGTAGTTTTGAGTGTGCATGTAGTTATATATTTAATGATTCTAATGATAATAAATCTTGGGATAAATATACATTATTAATAATGTTGTATAATAAAATATTTAATTGTGGAATAAGAAAAATTAAGTTAGCACCACCAAGAGAAACATTACAGATGTTTGGTGGTAATTTAACAATAGATGAATTTAGAAATAATAATAAAGTAATTAATATAAAAATACCGCCAATTATATCATCAATTATACCCCAAATAGAAGAAATAACATTTAATCCGACATTTAATAGTATTATACCAGTAAATAATAATAAAATAAATAATGCAAATAATAATTTAAAATTAAAGAGAAAAACAGCAACTGTAAAACAAAAAACTCATAGAACATTAGAAGAGTGTATGGGTTTGAAAACTATATAAAAAATGATACAATTAAAATAATGAAAATTGTATCATTTGATGTTGGGATAAAAAATTTGGCAGTATGTGTAATTAATATAGAGAGTCAAAAAATAAATATAGTTTATTGGGATGTAATTAATTTAATAGACGATATAATATGTGAATGTATGATGACTAATAAAAATGGAAAGAAATGTAAGAATATGAGTAAATTTATTTACAATAAAAATACATATTTATGTAAAAAACATGTAAAGGATAAAGATGATTCAGAAATAAAGAAAATAGTAAATAAAAAAGTACGTAGTATATCATTACAAGATAAAAATATTATTTTAATAAAAAAATTAGATGAATTATTTGAAAATTTTAAAGAAGCAGAATTGGTATTAATTGAACAACAGCCATCAAAAAATCCAACAATGAAAAATTTTAGTATAATGTTACATAATTTCTTTATAATAAGAGGAATGATAGATAATGAAGATAGTAAAATAAAGAATATTAAATTTGTAAGTCCAAGAAATAAATTAAAAGTATATAATGGGCCGTATGTAGAATGTAAATTAAAATCAAAATATGCAAGAACAAAATATTTAGGAACCAAGTATTGTGAATATATATTAAATAATGAATTAGATGATACAGAAGAAGACATATGTAAATTTAATAAACATAAGAAAAAAGATGATTTAGCAGATTGTTTATTACAAGGGTTATGGTATATTAAAAATAATAATTGCGTTATATAATAAAGAATAAAATATAAATATTATCAAAGGATAGTCTTAATGTCTGAAGAAGTTTATATTAATAAGGATCGTGATGATATGAAAGTTGAAATGAATATGACAGGAAATAATGATGGAATTAATATTATTACAGAAGAAAGTGATGATGATCATATTGATGCTATGATAAAAAAGAAAATAGAGAATCAAAGACCTAATTTATCAGCACAAAAAGAAGCAGAAGAATTAAGATATAAATTATTTTCAGAAAAATCAAAACTTAAGTCAGAAGATCAATTAAAAGAAATGAATAATAAAAGAAGTAGATCTAAAAAAAAACGATCTAAACAAAGATCAAGTAGTATTAATTCAAATTCAACACGTAGAAGTGAATCTAATGATAGTAAAAAAAATTATAATATTGAGAAATTAAATGAAGATATTGATTATGATCAATTAAAAAAAGAATCACATAGAGAGAATAGTGCAATAAAAGATGATTATAAAAGGGAGAGATCACGGTCAAGAAATAGATCTAAATCAAATAATAATTCTAAATTATTAGGGGGAATATTTGATACAAAGAAAGAAGATGATATTATAAGTATAGATGATGATGATGGTGATTTAAAAAATAATAATATAACTAAAGGACCACATGAAATATTAAGAGAAAAACAGGATATATTATTTCAATTTCAACGACTTGAAAAGAGAGGTGTTAAAGTACCAAGACATTTTACAATGAGTTCAGATATAGATGATTTAAGATATGAATTTAATAGAATAAAAGAACAATTAAGAATTGATAATAGTATATCATTTTCAAGAAAGGGATTAATGTTTGTTGTATCAGCATTAGAGATGATGAATACAAAGTATGATCCAATGGGTATTGAATTAGATGGTTGGTCAGAAAATATAATGGATAGTATGAATGAATATGATGATATATTTGAAGAATTATATTATAAATATAAAGATTCAGCGAATATGGCACCAGAAATGAGATTAATGTTATCATTATCCGGAAGTGCATTTATGTTTCATATATCAAATTCAATGTTTAAATCAAAAAATCCTAATATTAATATGCAACAACCAAATATGCCTCAACCAAATATGCCTCACCCAAATATGCCTCACCCAAATATGCCTCACCCAAATATGCCCCAACCAAATATGCCCCAACCAAATATGCAAAATATGATGGGAAGTATGATGGGAAATATGATGGGAAGTGGAGGATTAGGAAATATGATGAGTAATTTTTCAAATGTAAATAAGAATGTATCACATATGAGAGATGATATGAGTGAACCAGGGGATATAAATGAGATATTAAAGAATACAGGGGTAAATGTGGCAGAATTAGATGATGAATCAAGTGACGAGGAAAAACCAAAAGTAGAATCAGAAAGAAATGGTAAAAAAAAGAAAAGTAATGCATTTAATAAAATAATAAAATAAATATTATAAATTTTAAAAAAAATTTCTAATATTAGAATAAATGCCTTCATATTGTACAATAGAAGAAGCATGGGGTGATAATTTTGAAGAGGAAGAAGTAACTAAAGTAAATAAAGTAAATAATGATAAAAAATTTGAATTTAAAGAATTAGATGGTTTTACGGAAAGTACATATAATAAAAGTTGTAATAGTCAATTTCCATTTGATGAATCTACATTTGATATTAATGAAAGTGATGATGAAAGTGAAGATGATATAGAGAAATGTAATATGCAGTCATGCAATGATATATTAAAACATTTAATTAAATGTAAAAATTGTTATAATATTGTTGAAAATATGATGTTAAAGAAGAAGAATACTAATAATTTAGTAAAATATAAAGAAAATAATAAAGAAAGTAATAAAGAAAGTAATAAAGAAGTAATAAATAAAGATAAAATAATAGAACATTTTAAATCAAAAGGGAATAATGATACAATATTATATTCTATATTTGGAATATTATTAATATATATATTTGATTCAATAATTCAAAATAAATTTGTAAAATAAATAAAAATTTAAATTTTTATTTAATTTTAATATTTTTAGAAGATGGTTTTATATTCCAAGAAATATATAATATATTTGGGGATTTATATGATACAATAAAATCATGTTCTTTTAATTTTTGTATAATGTAATTACAACATTGTTCAATATTATATATAGGATAACCTGGAATAAATTCAGGAACTTCATATATAAAATTATTTAAATTGTTACTTGCAATTATTTTTATACGTATTATAATTTTTTCAATTATAGAATCATATATTTTAATTCTTTTAAGATAGCGATTTTGTGAAAATTGTTTTAATTCATTTGCATAAATAAAATCTTTCATATTATTTAATATTACATTACATAAATCTTATATATTTATATTTATTAATATGAATAAATATAAATTTAAAAATTTAATATTTTGTGGAGGAGGAATAAAATTATATACATTTATAGGTGCTATTAAAGTATTAGAAGAAAATGATATATTATCAAATATAACAACATATATTGGAACATCAATAGGCGGATTAATATCAGCTTTATTAAATATAAATTATACACATAGTGAATTATATAAATTTATAGAGTCATTTAATTTAAATGAAATAATAGATATAGATATTAGTAATTTATATACAAATAATTATGGATTAGATAATGGTGATAAAATAGAGAAATTTATAAGAATATTATTTAAAGCAAAAATTGAGAGAAGTAATATTACATTTAAAGAATTATATGATTTAACAAACAAACATTTAATAATATCTGCAACATGTTTAACAACACGTAAAATAGTATATTTTGATCATAAAAATTATCCTGATTTAGATGTTATTGATGGAATTAGAATGGCAATAACAATTCCTTTATTTTTTACATATAAACGATATAATGATCAAATATATGTAGATGGTGGAATATTAGATCAATTTCCAATACATTTATTAAAGGAATCAACATTAGAAGAAACATTAGGTTTAAAGCTTGGAAATATTAATAGAAATATTTCATATAATATAGATAGTTTACAATCGTATTTTCAGAATATAATAAGATGTATGGTAGAAGAAATAGAATTATTACGATATGATGATAAATATAATCAAAATATTATAACATTTGAAAATACTATATCTGCAATAGATGTTGATATAAATTTAAATAAAAAAAAACAATTATATAATGATGGTATTATTAAAACAACTACATTTTTAAAAAATTATGATAATAATATAACTACTCAAATATCTAATAATGAAAATCAAAAAGAAAAATGTGATAAAAAAACACAAATTTCTAATAGTGAAGATTTAAAAGAAAAAAGTAATAAAAAAATTCAAATTTCTTTTAATGAAATTATAAAAGAGAAAAGTGATAAATCAACGCAAATATATATTAATTAAATTTAATTAATATATATTAACAATGTTCATTTATAAATGTATTTAATCCTTCAATAGTACGTTCATTTGTGTATTCAATTTCTTCATCATTTTTATATAATTTTGCAGTGGGAAATCCATCTATATTATTATTAGAGCATGTACCATTATTTTTTTCGCAATCAACTTCAGATATTTCTATATTAGAATTAGTATTATTTTTTTTAAATTCATTCCATATAGGTAAAAATGCTTTACAGTGTCCACACCAATGTGCAAAATATAATATAAATCGTACTTTATTATTATTATTATGAGATGATCTAATTATATTAGTAGATTGAGTATCAATAGAAGTTATAGTAACTGTTTTAGATTTATTTAATTTTTGTAAAATAGAAATTACAATTAAAAGTCCAATACTAATAATAATTTTATAATTATTAAATAAATTAAAATTCATTTTATTATATAATATAATAAGATAAAAATTGTTATATTATAATAAAATGAATCGGAAAATAGTATCATTTATTTTATTATCAAATGTAGTATATTTTTTATCAAATTATGTAACATGTGAAATACTTGTTGGTAATATGAGAGATAATCATAATTGTATTGGATCTGCAGGATATGTATGGTGTAAATCATTAGGTATATGTATTAGACCATGGGAAGTGGGTTGTCCGATGTAATAATTTTGTTATAATTAAATAATAATAAATCTATAATGTAAATACCAAAATATATATTTAGATCTAATAATTCATACCAAAAAAGTTTATTAATAAATGGTAAATAAAAGAATTGGAATAGATTATTTAATTGAATAGAATATTTACCAGTACTATCTAAACGATACCAAATATTACCTAATGATGGATTTAATTCTAAATAACCGATAAATGGTACAATATAAATAATAATAGACCAATATGAGAACATTATTTTATATTAGATATTAATTTTAAAATTAATATTTAATTTAATAAAATTATTTAATTTAGTTAGTGTATGCAATACCACCCATACCGGACATAACACGTAATACGTTGTAATTTACGGCATAAATTTTAGCGGTACCAGTAGAAGCAGAAGTCATATTTAATGTTGCGTTATCAATGCGAGAGAAGTTGCATGTGCCTGATGGTTGATGTTCTTCAGGTTTGAGTGCGAATGAGTAACAGTTAATACCTTGTGATGGGCTTGATGTGTGATGTTGGTATGGTTGTACTAAATTGAAGTATGCACCATTACGTTGTGCGAATCGGTCATGGCCATTAAGTTGGAGTTTGGCATCTGTGCAGTTATTAGCACCATTACTGTAAAAAATACCTTGTGTATTATCAACATTTGATGTAGTAGTGTAATTATTCCAGTCACCTGTTGAAGCAGTTAAAGTAGCTACATCTGAATGAATAGTCCATATTAATTCTTTGACGGGATGGTTGAAGTTAAGACGAAGTTTGTTTGCACCATTTGAGACAGATTCAGAACCTGTGAATTGAAGTTGTTCAATAAGGTATTCGTGTTTGACTTGAGCGAAGCGACGACGTTCTTCTGTATCAAGGTAGATGTAGTCAACATAGAGTTGTGCATCAAAAGATGTAACACCACCTACTGTAGATGATTCATTAGCATCTGTTGGTACTGCACCATATATGCAGTTAGCTTGTGTTTCAAATTCTACGTTAATTTTAACTTCATGGTATTGAAGTGCAATTAATGGAAGAGCAAGGCCTGCATTGCGGCAGAACCAAAATTGAAGTGGGATGTATAATGTTGCAGCGGTGTGACCGACGCCGTTTCCGACACTTTGAAGACCGTTTGTTACTGCAGCTAAATCATTATCTTCATTTACTCCTGCAGAGGCATCACCAGTATGACCAACCATAGTGTCATAGGCTGAACGGTGGCCTTCTGTTTCTGTGAGTTCAGACCAGATGTATAACCATTCACCATAGTGTTTGTCAATTTTTTGACCACCAATTTCAAGTTCTACGTTGTTAACGAGACGGTGACCAACATATGGTACCCATCCTCTTCCTGTATTAGAAGTGTTTACAATATCGGGTAATGTTACTTGTAAGTAACATTTATGGATTAAGTCACCATTACGTGCAATGGTTGCGGATACTTTGCGTCCGAAGTCTGGTGTACCATTGAATGTTTGTGCAATGGATTCCATTGAAAAGTTTGTGTGGCGTCTGTAAACTACCTTGAAGAAGGTGATTTGTGGATCACCTGTAAGGTAAACATCTTGTGCGCCGTAAGCTACTAGTTGCATTAAACCTCCACCCATTTTTTATATTATATAGCAAGAAAAAAAATTTAGAAAAAAATCCGAAATTAATTTTAAATTAAATTAATTTAAATTTAATTTAAGATTTTATTTATATCTGTTAAGTTTTCTTTTATAAACTTTTGTAAGTAATTGTTTAAATAAACTTCTTTACTTATATTATCTTTATTTTTAATAAATTCAAAACGATCATTATCAATCATTTTAACAGTCCAACCAGATAATATAGCATTATAAATAAATATCATTTTTTGAATACTAATAATATCTATATTATTATCCATTATAGTATTATATACATTTATAATATATTTAATGATTTTACGAAATAATATAATAATTTTTATTTAAAAATAAAGTAGATATTAATAGTAATAATATGTCAATTGTTAAATCAAAATCATATAAAAAGATTCCAAATGATAGTAGATGTACATTAGATGTCAAACATACAGAACAACTTAAGAATCTTAATATTATAAATAAAAAAAAAATAGAAGATAAAATAGTAAAATTAGAAAGAAAATATAATAAATTAGATGATATTAACAATTTAGACGAAAAAAATAATATATTTGATGAGATAGTAAATTTAAAAGATAAAATAAAACAAAATATAAATATTAAAAATAATTATTATCTAAATACATCACATTTATTATTTAAATATTATGATAATGAAAATGATAGTTTGAATGAAAATGAAATTTTTGATGAAAATGAAGATTTGAATGAGAATGAAAATATTAAAATACATAATTATACAAATATAAATAAATATATAGATAAAACAGTGCATTCAGATAAAGCAGATATATTAAATGAATATTTAAGTATAGTAGATAAAAATTATATTAAAAATGATTCACAAAATATAAAAACATGTAGTTTTTGTCAAAATAATAATTTAATATCAAATAATGATGGTTTATTAGTATGTATAGAATGTGGAACAACAGAATATACATTTGTAGATAATGAAAAGCCATCATATAAAGATCCACCAGTAGAAACGAATTATTTTTGTTATAAAAGAATAAATCATTTTAATGAATTATTGGCACAGTTTCAAGCGAAAGAAGTAACAATAATACCGGAAGAAGTATTAGATTCAATATATGTAGAAATAAAGAAAGAACGTATAAAAGATATGAAATTAATAACAAATTCAAAAATAAGACATTATTTAAAGAAATTAAAATTAAGTAAATATTATGAACATATACCATATATTGTAAACAAAATATCTGGGAAACAATCACCAATAATGTCAAGAGAAGTAGAAGATAAATTAAGGTTAATGTTCAAAGAGATACAAATACCATTTGCAAAAGCATGTCCAAGTGATAGAAAGAATTTTTTAAATTATAATTATATATTACATAAATTTGTAGAACTATTAGAATTAGATGATTTTATAGATTGTTTTCCTTTATTAAAGAGTAGAGAGAAATTATATCAACAAGATATAATATGGAAAAAGATATGTGATGAATTACAGTGGGAATTTATAGCAAGTTTATAAAAATGATATTAATACGTTTATAAAGGTATAATAATATATACAATTATAATAAAAATGAGTAAAAATGAAAAATCTGAAATAGTAGAAGATTTTTTAGATGCAGACCCACCAATTAGAGGGCAAAATTTTTGTTTAATGTCATTTTGTGATCCACCAAAAAATATAGTACAAGAAAAAGAATTATTTATATTAAAAGAATTTTTAAAGAAAGTAGAGGAACAATTTAGAATAATATGTGGAGTATTAGAAATCAAGGAAGATAAAGTAGAATTAATATATGAAAAGACATTTAAGGATATTGAAACAAAATATGATGATTTTAAGAAATTAAATGGATTAGATTTAAATAGTAAATTTAATAAAGAGGTAAATACGGATGGATTATTAAATATGCATGGGTTAAAAGTACGAGGGACATATGATACATTAAGAGAAGCACAAATGAAAGCAAAGAAATTACAAGTAAATGATAAAAATTTTCATGTATTTGTAGGACAAGTAGGATATTGGTTACCATGGAATCCAGAAGCAGATGATATTTCTAATCAAGAATATGGAGAATCACAATTGAATGAATTAGTGAAAGCACATAAACAAAATCAAGATGAAGCACAAGAGCATTTTGAAGAGAGAAAGAGGATGTTACAAAAAGATTCTAAAGTAAAAGAAATAAAAGAAGATGAAAAAGAAGATGAAAAAGAAGGAGGAAATGTTAAAGAAATAATTGAAAATATATTTTAAAAATTTTATTATTATATAATATAAAATGAATATAGATATGGAGAAAATAATAATGTTATTGGGTACATATGGTGTACTTCAAATATATGCACAAGATTTAGGAATAGAATCCGGAGAAACGCAAAAAAAAATGATAGAATATTTACCATTACAAATACTTTTAATATATTCAGGAACATATGTAAGTACAAATGATCATAAATATTCAGCAATTGCAACTATATTGTATTATTATTTAAAATATGGACATAATAAATAATATGATAAATAATATCTTAATATATATATAATGAATATATATATATTAATAACACTATGTTTAGGTATAATGTTTATGTTATGTGGTTATAGTAATAGAAATAATAATAATAAACAGCATACAAAAATTATATATAGATATGTACCAAGAACATTTGAAGAAGAGCAAGAAGATAGAGCGAGTATTGATCAAATGTTTTCAAAAATGTTTAATAGGTCAAGTGTATGGGTAGATGGGGGTATCGATTCAAATAATTATATATCACAATAATATTTTAAAAAAGGAAGGTATTATTTCATTTTAGTTAATTTAAGTTTTGAATTATTTCTATTTTCATCATCAGAATCATATTCAGTATTATACATTTTTTCATTATAATCCCATGCATTATTATTACTTTTCATCATTTTAAAATCACCATGGTCTTCAGCTTTATAATAAAAAACCATATCTTCAATATTATTACTTTTAGAATTATTATGAATTACTAAACATTCATAGTTTTCGGTACAAGCATCCATAACTTGGCAAAATTGTTCAAATGTTTCAAACATTCCAGCATAGTGTTCATAGTATTTTTTTCTATTAGATCTATATGAATCTCTTAATAAAAATACATAATCAATATTTGTTCTTAAAACAGGAGGAATACCAAGGGCAAATTGCATAGTAATAAGAAAGAAAATTTTATAATGACGACCATTCATAAATAATGCACGAATCCCTTTATCTTTAGGCCAACTGGTATCATATAAACAATCATCAAGTACAATAAAAGCGCGATCATCTATATTTTTATATCGTGGATCTTGTTCTTTTAATTTTATCATTTTTTTTTGTCCTTTAATAAAATCAGCAATAATTTTTTTATTAAATTCTTCACTAATAAATATTTTAGGAATATGTTTACCGTAACTACCATTAGCACCTTCAGTAGAACAAATAATTTTACCAGCAGGAATATCACGATGATAATATAAACAATCTTTTAATAAAAATGATTTACCAGTTTCGCGTCGGCCAATAAATACACAAACTTTATCATCTTTGATCCAACGCATATCAAATTTTTTTAATTTTAGATTTATACTCATATTTAATTATTATTTAATTATAATTAAATAAGAATTAATAATTATATCATATACGCAAATAAAATTACATTTGACCAACTATTATTTTATCAGTTGATAAATCATTTGAAGATTCTAAAATATATAAAATGGAACCAGATATTACTCCACTATATAAACTTTTACGAAATGTATCAATAAATGATTCTGTTTTGTTATTTTGAATTTTATTATCAATAATATTAATAATGAATACTAATATAGTTATAATAATTGCTATATAAAAAGGATTATTAATTAAATTTATATATTGATTCATTTTATTTATATTTTATTAAGAAAAAAAAAATCTTAATAAAACTATACGATATAAATTAATTAAAGTCATCATCACTTAAATCTGCTTCTTGATAAAATATAACTTTTTTATTATTATTATGATCATTTAAAGAAGTAGATTGTAAATTAGTATTATAATTTTCATGATCATTTTTCTCTATATGATCATTTTTTTCTTCTAAATCATTTTTTTCTTCTAAATCATTTTTTTCTTCTAAATCATTTTTTTCTTCTAAATCATCATTTAGAGTATGTTGAAGATTATTTTTATTAGAAATTTGTGTTTTTGATGTAATAGGAATTGTTCTTATAGTATCTATTGCAATTTCTGTATTATCGTTAATATTGTCATTATAATGGTTATTATCGTGGTTATTATCGTGGTCATTATCGTGGTCATTATTATGGTCACTATTATGGTCATTATTATGGTCATTATTATAGTCATTATTATGGTCATTATTATGGTCATTATTATAGTCATTATCATGGTTATTATCATGGTAATGACTATAATAATGACCATAATAATGACCATA